TTCTACTATGATCTCATCATTATTAATATCTGGATGTAAAGTACCTAAGCAACTACCCATTTTACCTTCTTTTTTATATTTCTTATAATTAAATCTAATATAAATTAAAGGTATACTAGTTCTTTTTCCAGTAAGTATATTTCTTAAAAATTTAAACAATTTTCAAACCTCCATTTCCTTATAAAGTCATCACTTTACTCTGTACTACCACATATAGGACAAGGGGCATTTCTATCCCCTTTATCCTCCACATCAAATATATATCCACATTTGCTACACTTTTTATTATATCGCTTCATCTTAACCTCCTACATATATCTCTCTACAGCCTTAGCTAGTTTAGGTAACTGAATTGCTATCCAATCTATTAATTCTTCATTTCTAGCATAATCATTGCAAACATCCAATCCCGACTCATACATAAATGCGTGAGCTACTTCATGCCTTACAACATGCCTATAATAGGAATTTATATCATTAAAGGCTAATGGAGAGTCGGTTTCATACAATTTGACCATTATATCTTTAGTGGTAAAATCGCAATATCCATCACACTCTAGCAATGCCAAATCCTCTTCTTGGGTTTTATATTTTATCGTATAAACCGTACCTAATACATTCACTTTTTCTTTCTTTTTAGCCATTAATACCTCCTAGACAAAACTCTTTAAAGTACGGTAATGTTTCACACCAATCACAAAATACACGCCAATCTTTTAATTTATGATTTCTACGTTGATTATAAATGGTTCTAAGTTGCAAATAATTAGTTGATATTCTCATAGTCTGTTCTAATCCCATAGGAGTATTAGATATGATTTTCATAAATCTTCTGCTAGTTTCCTCATTCCATTCTTTTAATGAGATATGATTAGCTTGTAAGGTAGATTCTTTATTTGCCACCCAATCATTATAGAAATCTATTTTATTTTCTAATATCTCGACAATCTCATCATCCACATATTCATTACACATCTCTTTAACATTCATCTTAGTTAATCTATGCATTTTGCTAGTAGATGATATTATGTCTGCAAAATTATATCTTTGAAACTCTGGTGTCCAATAATTAGGATATTTAACATCAAATTGTACTATAATACCTTTCAAATAATTTGAGTGTCCCGAACCTTGTGGCGTATTCCCTAACTTTATAGCTCTCTTAATATCCTTCTCTGTAATGAAATCCTCAGCATAGTCATCCCATTCACCAATTTCTTCTGCTATCATGGGATAACCACTTGATATTATACTTTCCTCTAATCCATATACTCTAGTATTATTTATTTCTAACATAACCCCTCCTATATTTATTATTCTGAACACAATTATTATAACACAATTATAATATATTGTCAATCAATTTTACAATATTTCTTTAAATGGCTCATGCCAATAAGTATCGCTTCGGCTTCATCGGAAGAAACTTCCATCCCCATCACATCTCTAACATATTCAATAGCCATGATTTTACTCTGTTCTCTATTATGTTTACCTTTGAAAAATACCGATCTCCATTCATTGGGCATGGTAAGATGATATTTATATCCTTCTGCTATTAATCTATCTACAATAGCACCTTGAATATTTGACAAGGCTTTATAAGACGTTACACCTACATTGTTATGTCCCGATAGGAATATATCCTCTATGACGACTACATCCACCTTATGTTGTTTAATCCTAAACATAACCTCATTAAGCATATCATTAATTCTAATAAATTTATCCTTATTCGATTTAGATATAATTCCCGACTCTATATAATTCACATTATGAAAGACTGCATAACCCGTTTTGCTAGTTGCCAAATCTAATGCAAATATTCCCACATTTCCACACAATTCAATCTTATTTTTATCTAGCAATGCGGTTTTAGGTTTTGACTTTGGTTTTGGTTTTCCTCTTGGTTTTGTGAATGAAAAGGTTACAGCATTATTTTTAATTTGGCTATAATCTACAACCTTAACTTTTCCATTCACAGCAAATCTAATTCTATATTTATGTTTAGAGGATTTTATGCCTAAATACTCCTCCACTACGAATACTTCCCCTGTCTTTGCCTTATGTACGGTCTTAACGAACCCTTGATAATTAATTGCCATCGTCAACACTCCAAACTATTGCCATCATTCTAGCATACACTTCCTTCATACACCCAATAGCTTTATAGTCATCTATTCTACTTCCTCTTAGGTATTTGTCAGATATATTGAAATTCTTTATTCTATTCGAACTAGACTTGAAATACAATAACAAATTCTTTTCATCTTCGTCTAAAGGACACCATTCCATAAAATCATTCAAACCTCTAGCTGTCCTATATTTTCTATCAGTCTTAAATATTATAGACGAGATTTCCTTTTTATACCAAGAGCGATTGGGTCTTTTGTTGGAATCCATTGTGTGGTTTATATTTAATTGATCCAACATCCTAACTCTTTCTAGGAAAAATGTAGCCAATCTCTTTTGGAAATCCGTATAGTGCAATTCTTTCATTTTAATTAATTCATACTCTGTAAAATAATTATCAATATTTTCTATTCCAGTATTCTTTTTTTTGTATACCCTATATACCCTTCTAAATCTATTTAATATTGCAATTTTAGCACCATTCTCATTCTGTATTTTATTTAACCTTTTGCAATTATCTTCTATGAAATACACATAACAGTCTGCTATGATATCATCTCTGCTAATTCCTGTTTTCATATTAGATAAGTCGTTTACAAATTTACTTATATAAGGTTCGTTGCACCTGTCTATCAATAAATACCAAAATTCTTCTCTAGTCATAACTCCCCCCTAATGAAAAGGAGGGATTATTCCCCTCCTAACACTTTCTTAACTTTCAGCACATGTTCTCTTTTGTTATTTAACTCCATCTTTCTATCTGCCCATTCATTTCTAGCTTTATTTATCGAATCTTCTATTTCTATAATTTTTAATTCATTCCTTCTTAGATTGGCTTCGTATAACTCTTCCTCTTTATTGATGGCGTCCAATAATTTCCCATTCATTTTATCAAAGGCTTGCTCTAATCTAATTATACTTCTAGCTAATAAATCTAATTGCATATTCTCAATCCATAATTTCAATCTATTCATATACAATCCCCTCCACAGTATCATATATAACCTCTTGATCTGTAATATCGTATTTAGGGTCATTATTATGCAATTCCATTATTATAACCTCTAATGCTTCTGCCATAATACTATTCATTCTATTTTTTATCATATCTATGTCATTATTACCATTGCCAAATCTACAGACAAGCTCTCTTATGTTCCCCTCTATGCAGACTTCTAAATCTTCCATTAAATCCAAGTCCATTTCTATACCATTGTATTTTAATACGTGATGAAGTCTACCCTTCTTAACTATATCTCTTGCATCCATATACTCTCCTTAATTTAATTTTATTGTGGTGGGAATTGCACCCACCTATGTTCTTAACTACAATGTGAATAGCCACAATCATAACACTGTTGGCAACCGCCTATCGAAGCCATCCCCCCCCCACATTCGGGGCAAGTGGTTTTAGTTGTAATCTTCTTTTTTGATTTCACTTTAATCTCTTTTGCTATCGGAGTTGCAATTTTATTATTACCCATTTCATTTTGAACTTCTATAACAGCATCAATTAATATATTAGGACAATTTATTCCATCTACAGCCCTACCTCTCATTCTAGATGATACGCAAGAATTGCATCCTTCTATTCCTTTAACCGACTCTTTAATATCTCTTAAATCGCCACCTAGACGTAACACTTGAGATATTAATATTGCCTCGCCAGTTATATTTTTAGTGCAACCACTTCCCATCTTAGGAATGACATAGCAATCAGTAACCTTTCCGATTGATTGGGAATACCCTATCATAACTTTCATCTCACCACAGCCATGAGTTATTTTTCTAGGTATATAATATGTGTCGTTTGGTACTAGTGACATAATGCCTCTATCTAATACAACGCTATCATCTGTCTTGCCTACATCATTTAACACGCCATCTAACGACCCGTCTACATATATACTCATTGATGTAACCCCACGTTTCCATGCTTCAACATACATCTCTTTTATTTCTTCACATGTTACACCTTTTTTAAGATTCGTAGTGTTAGATGAACACATATCAGTATGCTTCTGTATAGCTTCTAACATTTTAACTTTTTCTAATGGTGTCACATCCCTAGAGTCTACACACGCCTCTATGTTACCACCCATTTCTATGCACTTTTGTATTTGGGGATGTTTTACTATAAAGTTTTCATATTCCCCTCTAATCCCATCTTTAGTTACTGATCTAATATACTCAGAACGGAATACTGGCTCTATTCCAGTAGATAGTGAGTGCATCGTTGACCCCGTTCCCGAAGGGGCGTGAGCCATTAAAGCACAGTTTCTCAAACCTTTAATGTAAGAAATTCCTTTAGATTCCATTTCAGATTCCATTTCGAGTATAGTTTGCGATTGCCCTCTAGTTTTACCCATATGCAGTGAAGCTTCTATGCAACACTCTCTCATACAGCTAGTAGTATTATTTGTGAACTCTATAGCCTCATCTGAGCCATATCTTAATCCTAACGCTATAAGACAATCTGCTAAAGCCGTTATTCCCAAGCCAAGATTTCTCCACTCTTTAGCAATGTGTTTTTGCTTTTCTAATGGATTTCTATCGACACCTTCATCCAATATAGTATCCATCTCCATTATTACTTCACGCACATCATTTGAGAATGATTCATAATTAAAATAAGCATCTTCTGTAAATGGGTTCACAACATAAGCAGACCAATTCATAGTAGCCAATAGGCAAGTTGCACCATCCACACCGACCATTTCGTTACATCCATTCTGTGACATTTTGTCGGTTTTATCAGAGCCTCCAAAGAAGTGATAATCTTTAAATCTATTCTCAAATACCAATGCTGGGTCAAAAGCCTTTTCGGGTCTGTCTATGATAGCATCCATTATTTCTATAGGATTGACAGTGTGTTTTATAATTTCACCCGTATCTCTAACCATATAGTCAGCTCTATATGTTGTGCCATTTATATAATTTTCCATAAATCTATCTGTCACATACATTGATATATTTGTTGACAATAGATTCCCAGTATAGCCTTTGTTTTCTTTTTTTATCCTTATAAACTCTAAAGCGTCGGGGTGTTCTATTCCTAATGTTTGGAGTAATGCACCACGCCTACCACTACTTCCTGCCATCGTATTTTCAGTTGCATTATCAAATATTTTAGCAAATGGAACCACCCCTGCTGTTGTATTATCACCCTTACCAGCCCTAGCACCTTTTGGTCTTATGTCTGATAAGCATAATCCTACACCTTGTCCCGATTGATACATTCTCATAAGATCGGTTTGTAATTCGCCTATCGCCATAATGGAATCTTTAACGTAAGCGGAAGTGGCACAGTTTGAGAAAGACATTCCATTGTCAATGCCTCTATTTGCCATTATTCTACCACCGAATATCACTTTTTTATCTTTTATTAATTTTTCTACATATTCATTATTTCCACTAACTCTTCTACAAAACTCGTCTAGTGTTTCATTATCTTGGAAGTATTTTTCAGTAGCTATTTTATAGCCCAACTCCGAGCCTCCAACCCAATCCAATATATCTTGTCTTACTTTTATCATCCATTCCTCCCTAGTTATTATTTAATATAGCTTATTATAACACATCACATTAATTTTGTCAAACACTTTTTAAGTAATTCATTAAACACATTCTCACCTAAATCCACAGGTGAATTCTTACTCCCTCTTTCTAAATATTCATTATTCTTATCGTATAACATATAAATTTCAACATTCTCTAACCACTCTTTAATCTTGGATGCAGTATTAACATAATGCAAATATTCAATACCTTCATCAAACGCTAATACTATCTTCTTTGTATTGCAATCTTTCAATAGCATAGCCTGTTCTTTCTTTATAGTTGAACATCCCAATGATACAGCATTTCTCATATTAAAACTGGCACATTGTAATACACTCTTCTCTGCCTCAAATATAAATGCTATGCCATCATTTCTAATATTATGTTGATTCTCATATAATCCATATAGGAAGTTAGATTTGTGAAATTGTAATAAGCTGATATATTTATATTTATAATCATCGCTAAAATCATAATTCGATCTAGCATTGCAACCTACCACATTCCCCTGTAAGTCTTTCCACAATATAACTATTCTATCTGTATTCTTATCATATCTAATATCAAACTCATGTTGTGTAAATATATTAATCCCATCCTGTCTAAATACAGTAGATATAATAGGTTCAAACCTATCTACTTCTCTAGCTGTGTATATTTTCTCACCACGTAACTCTTCCATATTACATAATAATCCACAGAATAATTCAGATTGTTTTTTTACATCCACCTTAGTCATGCTACACATTTCATCTGATATGCCTAGATAACACCTTAACTCAGACAAGGCTTCTTTGAAAGATAGCCCTGTCTTGAGCATTATGGCTGTAATTATATCACCCGAATCACCTGTAGACCACCTGTTGAAGTGTAGCGTCTCTATGTTGAGCTTACAGCTACCTGTGGATTCATTATCGAAAGCAAACGACAGATATTCACTTCCAGAGAAATTGCAGAATCCATACTTTTCTAGTAATTCTATTATTAATTCTTTATTGTTACTCAATTTCATCTTAACAATATCTGCCATTTACCCTCCCTAATCTATATGCACATAGCATTGTCCTATTTCTTTTAATAGTCCCCATGTATAATTCATTTCATATAGTACAGCAACATTTTTTTCTCCATATCTTGACTTCGCAATATTCATAACTAAATATTTCTTAGTTGGGTCTAATGTAATATATTCTTGATGATACCCCTTTCCATCATCATTCATTTTCCACTTATAAGGCTTGACATCATATTTCTCACCTGTATATTCATTATCATATAGTTGTCTACAAGCTAAGATTATATCCAACACCTCTGCAATAGACTTGGCTTCTGATAGAATTGACTCATCCAACCCTCTCTTCTGCACTTCCTTATGTCTAAGAGCTGTCTGATATGTAGCAAAGCAGTTTATATCTAATGTCCTACAAGTCTCATATATCCTTCTAGAACTATCTATTAGTTCCCCTCTAACATTGTCACTAGATGGGTTCTCGGATTTGTACGTGTCTAGGAATACGTGCCTAACCCCTCTGTAAGCATATCTACGCACTATAGATAAGAACTCACTAACTGTATACTTATTAGCCTTTTTGAATAATATTTTATCTTTATAATGTTCATCAACATATTGCCTAGCTTTTTCTATCATAATTTCCTGTTCGGGACTAAATTCTCCCTTAGATAAATCATTTCTGTTCAACTTCCAATAATTAAATTTTAAACATAGCGTTCTGACTAGTAGAAGTTCTTGTATTTGATGCTCTTCTGATTCATTGCAATACAACAACACAGGTTCGCCCAAATCAACAAAACTCATAGCTATTTGATTAAACATTATGGTAGAATTATGAGTTACAATAAAGTCATCTGTAATGTATAATCCACTAGGATTTGTTGTTTCTATACATTGCATTTCTACATCGTACCCTAGATCAATTATCTCTTTAAAATGATGCCTTTGCTCTAAATATTTATTGGATTCTTTATATCTACTTGTATGTTTTGGACTAGTAAAAAATCTATCTTGTCCAGCAACATGCTTTATTGATATATTATAACATACACCCGATGTGTATTTTTCACTTCTAGGGTCAACTCCATATTTAACACTATACCCCAAACTTCTACATAACCATATCATATCATCTTTTAATCTAGTTGATGTTGTTGTATACATTAGATTCGATATAGTTTTGCTTGCACACCCATCGCAATCAAACAAACCTCTCAATAATTCTAATCTATCTTCCTTGCTTGCATATAAATATTCTTTAGGGATAAATTTATCATAACTCTTTACTTTTAATCCCATTGCTTTAATATGCTGATTTAATATATTTTTATTTCTTAAATGATCGTTATGTTTTATAGAATACCCATAATTGTCACCTTTTTGTTTTTTTACATGGTAATCTTCGGGTATTAAACTTTTAACTTTATTTACTATATATTCTTCATCGGTACTAAAAGTCACTGTATTGCCACTTAGATGCCCATCTGCTATTAATACTCCTAATAGATATGGAGGAATAGGCAACTCTTTCTTGTCAAATTCAATAGGGTTATTTTTCTGTATATATCTATTCGTATACTTAATATTCATTATATCTCTTAATTCACGAGTTTGATATTTTTTGCGTTCACTGTCACTTACATTCCACAGATGTTTATCATTACATATAGTTTCCGCCCCATCTGAAAATTTAACTTTAAACGCTCTCAATTTCCCTTGTGGCATTATGTTTTTAACTTTATATAATTTACCATCTTCACCATATATCTCAGTTCCAACTTTTAACTCTCTCATCTCTTTAAATCCATCTCTAGTTAAAACTTTTGCATCTAATGGTTGTGCTTTCCCAGAGTTAGTTACTGATGTCAACAGGGAAAAGTTACTCATATGTAACCCTAAAGTTGTATTAGAAATAGTTCTCAATCCATCATATGGAGTTCCCATTTTTTTCTTCTCTCTCAAATCTTGCAGAAACTGATCGGTGATAGATATGGTTTGTACCCCTGTATCAGCCACATTATTTTTTCTAATCTCGTTAACTTTATAATCCACATATGACGACAGTTCATCTTGGTTCATAATTTTAGTCATACTCTCTAACTTTTCTTGCAATTCTACTGTTAATTTATAAGTTTCTAATGCAGAATTACTAGTAGAGAAGTCTGATAGATATGTATCAAAGTTAGTCTGACTTATTTCCTTCTCTAAATTCTTTATAGCTTGATATCCATTGCACTTTATGAATTCACTTCTCAGTACTTGTGAATCCGATAATACTGTATCTATAATAGACAGATCTACTTCACTAGCACCCTTCTCATATACCTTATGTAGCACAGCAAATAATGTCTTTCCTTCTTCTGTAAGCATACTACTAGCCTTGATTCCCGAACAGTTTAAGAATAGAGACAAGTCACTAGCTAAACAACCTATCAATTTACCTTCTATACTAGCTCTGTTGGAAGTCAGATTTTCGGGATATTCTTTTAAAGTACCATTGCTTGTAACAAAATTATAACTCACTCAATCTCCCCCATTTTTTTCAATATCGCACTTATATCACTCTTGCCTTTTCTTTTTATATATGGCATAGAATATTCAGCATTATCATTATACTCTACACTCTTATTTTTCTTATTATTTCTCATCATCTTAACACCATCATCAATATGCCTATCTAGGACAGCTAAAGCATATTTAACCCTATCTCCACCATTAATAATACAATTCTCATCTATTAAATCCATTATTAATTTCATATTAGATTTGATTGTGTTATACAATACCTCATTGCTACCATATTTATTAACAATCTTTTTATTCAAACTATTAATCAGTATAGTAGATTGGGTTGATAATTTCCTTAATCCACTAATCTCTAACATTAAATCCATTGTGAGTGCCTTATAACCATTCTCAGCTACTACAACCTCATACTCCGATTCATTACAGTAGTAAGAATTTTTACCTTTCTCTATGACCTTGTAAGCCTCGTCACGTTCTATCTGCTTACCACAACCTTTACACTTTACTTCCATTTAACACCTCCGAAAGTATTATAACATAGTTATTGTGTTATGTCAATTTTTTAGCAAAAGGAAGAGAGGTTTTTACACCTCCCATCTTTAGTTTAATAATACATTCTCAGACTTATTCATAATGTTTAAATATTCTCCCAATTCTAAATATAGTTTAGATATGGCTATGCAACTATCACGAGTATAAGTATCTTCAAATTCCTCAATTTAAATTACTATATCTTCAACTCTATTATTCAACTCGTCCTCACTTAGCACTTCCATATCAACTATTTCTAATTGCACAAGCTTAGTTTCCATTAGCATCGTATCCTAGATATGTCATAATTTGACCTATAGTTCCCATATCAGAAGCCTTAATTGCCTCTTGGTATGATGGTTTTAAATCATTCAACCATTGTACAGCAGAATCATCCATTCTAGTTATGCTAGATTCTATCCAAGCAATTAATTTAGATTTGATGATATTGTCCTCAGATTGAGCATCTTCTTGTTTTAGTGACTCGATCTTAATTTCCTCTTTCTTTTTATGCTCTGTGATTTGCTCAACTTTCTTAGCTTCTAATACTGTATCATCCTCTATCCCCGATGCAGATTTAACAGCTTTTTTAAATATATCAATAAATATACCTGCTGTTTCGCTAGCACTATTCCCAGCCTTGAATTCGCTAGGCGCATCTTGGAATCTAGCTTTAGCACCTTTAAATTCATCATCGTTTCTAAGCTTAATAACTCTATCTCCAACTACCTCTTGCTTATTAATAATATTTCTCTCAAGTGCATACACTAGAGAAAAGTCACAATCGTTAAGTATAACTTCATCAAATCCATCTCCTGTAGATGGGCCAACATACATATATTCTTCACCTGTGTTTCTAGTTTTCTTTTGTTTCATTCTTGAGTGTGAGATGTAATATGGTACAAATCCAGCATTTCTAAGTTTATCTATAATATCCTCAGTCATCATAGCTTTTAACTTATTATGTGGAATTCCATACCCTTTCCAGCAAGCATTAAACGGGGCATTTACACCTGTTTCATTGAAATGAATATTCTCTATTTCTTTCATTCCATACTTTTCTAGTCTACTAGTTGTATCAATCCCTACTATTTTAATAGGAAAGTTTGGGTCTTGCTTTTTAGCCATAACTAGAGTGTCTACAGCTTGCTTAACTTCTTTCCAACTTGTAAGAGTGTCTTTTTTTAGTCCTGTCTTTGGGTCTGTTAATTTGAATACATTCAATCCATTTAGAGAAGTATATCCTAATTCTAATGGTAATAATATTCCTATGTTTTTATTTCCTGTTTCTTTTGCAAACTCTGTAACCAATGAATGGAACAGAGAAGTCTTGCCAACTCCTGCCTCACCCATTATTCTTATTGAGTAGTCAAATAAATCTAGCGATGTTTCATTTGTCTCCATAAAATCAAATTGCATTGCATCATCTCCCTTTATATATTAATGTTACATTTGAGGATTAGACGAATCTAACCCTCCATATCTAATACTAATTATTTAAGAAATTGCGACATATCTATTCCCATCTTAGGTGGTGTAGCCATAGTAGGTGTAGGAGTTGGAATCCCTACCATTCCTTGTGCTTGTTCTAATGTGATAGTCTTAGGTGCATCTATTTTCGAACCGAATATATCAGAAGGTTGCACATCATCAATTTTTAATCCACCGATATACATTGGTTCAATTAGATAACTCTTAGAAGTTTTAGGTCTAATACCTCTGATTTTCTTAATCTCATCTAATGAATACCTAACAGGATCGGTAGCGTGCATTAACTTCTCTTGCATAGTCAGAGCATCCTCTGTAAGTTCTCCACCGACTTGCTCACCTTTAACCCTACATAGCAATTCAGTTACATAATATTTCATAGGTTCTAACTCTTCACCCGATGGAGTAGAATTCATTGCCATTTCTACCATATTGTAGACTTGTGCATTTGTTACTATGTCTAAATCTAAGCTAAATACATCTTTAGTCTTAACAATCTTATTGGCATATGTACCATCTTGTCCTCTTTCTTGAACAGGAACGAATATATTAAATGGAATCTTCTTCACAGGTTGAGTAATGAATTTATCATAATCTATGAATTCGGTAGAGTTTTTAATTATATGAGTTGCTATCCTTATCTCAAGCTTTTCTTCTTCATTTTCATAAGTAGGTCTGATATAAGATGGAGTAAAATTCATTCCAACGCCTTTTTTACCACTATAATAATTCACACTACCATTAATTGTAAATGTTTTACCTTTTAACAATTCCATATTTTCCATCATTTTAGCCATATAGTGCCCATCTGATAGAGTTGCAAATATTTCTTTTCCATCAAATGTAATCTTTCTTTTTAAGAACTCTGCACACCCATCAACTATCTTAGGGTCGGAAGCTAATGACTCATCAATTCTAGATGTTGCAGAATCATTTACACCTTTATACAGCACAGTCGCCTTTCTATCTACAGAAGCATATGATCTAATCCTTAGATATTCTCTAGCACCATCTGCCTCAACATACATATTTAGCGTAGTTTCTGTTCTGTTAGGTTGTCCATCTTTGTATGTAACAACTTTTTTAGCATGTCCATAATCAATTATTTTTTGCACATTCCCAAAATATTCCCCTGTTGTTTCTTTCGGTTCTGGTAATGAATCATTGAACCCTATTTTCCCTGTAAAACTAAAATTTGAATATAATCTCTCCATTTGTACCTCCATATATTTTTATATTTGTTTTGAACAATGTAATTATAACACAATCATTATTTTATGTCAACTATTTTTTAATTAATTCTCTCACCACTATGAAAATTCCCACAACGCATATTGTTGCAATCAGCAATGCAAAAGGAATCCACATTGGACTCAATACCCACCACCAAGACCATGCAATATATCCTGTTAATTTTAATCCAATCAAAGAAATAGATACAGCCAATGTTACAATGTCAATAAAACCTAACTTCACAGACATACCCTCCTCAATATCTTTCAATAAACATAGCGTATCATCTAGATTAGAAATTTGCTCGTCTGTACTACTCTTAACAAGATGTAGAAATTTTGCATATTCTCCATTAGATCCCTCTAAACTCATATCAACTTGTGCTACCAATTCAATACACTCATCTAACTCTCTCTCATATTCTTCTATTAAGAATCCTCTGTATTTCTTAGAATGTACCACTAGAAATGTATAAAACCACCTTTTAATTCTGTTCATTAATCCTCCTATATATCTCCTTTGCCATCTCTTCACTCAAGCCCCACCCTATTCTATTATATGGATTCCAATCAGCTTCTTTTAAATATGATGGCAATTCATTTGGCGTATTCTCACAACACCAAAATTCCCAACAATCACCCATACTTTGTGGTACGCTATATAAATATGCTATACCCAATTCTCTCATTACTAGCTGTGGATGTTTATTTACTTCATTATTAAAAGCACTTATCATATCATATCTCAAATGTACCATTATACCCCCTATTATAAATTTAATTTAACATTAACATACTGTTTATAGTGTTGACAGTTATCCTTTTGGCCACAGAGATTCGTACAGTAAAATCCTCCGTCATTCATTATATCCATAGGTTTATACATAACTTCGGGTTGACTTTCTTTGTTCTCAATCAATTCCACAGTATCTATAATATAATTCTCCATCTCAGCTAAAATTTCATCTGTAAGCTCATATTTTTCATAATATGGTTGCACATCAAAACCTAAAGCTCTCAGCTCTGTTTTGACACTATCCGATAACTTAGACCATAGATTGTGTGACTTAAACTCTTCTATGACATCCTCAGACACATTAGCACCCTTAAAATGCCTCTCCATTTTACTACCTACATCTTTTCTATCATAAACTATCTTCTTAGATGTATCATCAAAACCATACTTTGCTAATATTTGTTCTTTATATTGTAATCCCATTTCAACTAGCTCTGCTTTTTTTATTCCTTTCAATTCTTCTGTACTCATACCAAATTCTACATATGCAGATTTGATTTCCTTTGCTGTTAATTTAGCAAACTCTTTCTGCCAATTTGAAGGTAAAGTACATTCCACGTATTTCATCATATTCCATTGCACATACTTTACAGGCACACCTGTTAGCTTAGTATACATATGAGCATAAATTGCTAACTGTCTACCATATTTTAATAAGTCTTTAGTTTTGAATTTACTAGATGATTTGTGATCGGATATGACGACATATGGATTGCCATCTTCATCTTTATAACAATACACCTCATCTATAAAGCCTTGCATGAATATCTTATTTTGTTCTCCACCAAAAACGCCACAAACAAACATCTCTGTTATAATTTTATCAGCATTGGGTTTTTCATAGTCTTGAAAGAATAGCCTTAGATTTGCAATATAGGTTGATTCAATTTTATCACTAGGAAATTTTAATCCTGCTAATTTAGCTTTGCTATAAGCTTTATCGAATCTAGGTGACATTTCTTCTTTAGTTATTTTGCCATTAGTATATTCCTCGAGAGTGTCATGTGCAATACTTCCCATGAAAGAATACACATTATCTTTGCCACGATTCCATTGAATATAATTTTTGTAATATTCATATTCGCATTGATGAATACTAGATAGGCGAGAATAACTATAACAAACTTTGCCCATATCTTTTACCATCTTCTTAAAATCTTTTTCTAATTCACTCCTAATCCTCTTATTCTTCTCTTCTACAACAATAGGTGTAGTTGGAATTTGAATAGGTGGGATAGGAGGTACTGTAATGTTATTCAATAAATACCTCCTTTAAAATTATATTGTCAATTCATATCTTTCAACATTATCTCCGCAAGTGTCACTTATGCAACCTTCGACTTTAACTATTTTCATTTCTACCTCCTATTTGTAAAGTTCTGACTTTATTTGATTTCACCATCTCCCAATTCTTCTATAACGCATTTATAAGCTATGATAGCAGTTACTGTTGTATTAATCCACCCTGCCACTCTTTGAAGCTCTAGCAAATCCTCTTTTTCTTCTAGTTTCTTATATAGTTTATATAGACGTTTTATTTCTTTTTCTTCACAATTTTTCATCTCCTGAACTTTTTCTATGGCTTTTTTCACGCTAACCTCCCATCAAATACCTACACCTCTAAATACAAGGCGTAAAATCAATTAATAACATATCCATCACACACATTTCTGAATTTATAAGTAATTGTTATTGTCCTCGTATCTAAAATAATTATTAACACCCTTGACCGACATTGAATAAGTGCCTAGTTCTCTTGGACAATCGACATCCACTTTAATCTGATAATATTCGCCTAAAATTTCAACGATTTCGCAACCTCCAGAAAAAACACATCCATCATCACTTATTTTTTTTGCGAGTCTGTACCCTATTTTTCTAGCCTTGTTTTTTATTTTTTGAATATTCATAATTACACTCCTATTTGGATAAATTCATCAGTTTATCTAACTATACTAAGGATACTATCTGATTCTGCATCATAATTGGGATGATTTCTCTTAGCTTCTTTTTCATTACTTTCAACTTGCCATGCGTATGCTTCATCGGGTGACATATTTTTAAAGAAGTTTAATGAGTTATAAAATTGCACATCTAATCTCACACCATCAATTTCCATTATTCTACCATCCATATCTAGCGTAGCTGTTCTTCCACCTTCTGTTATAACGGTATCCAATTCTCTCTCCTCTTTCTTTTGTGGTGGCTTAATTCCTAGTGCCTCCATTTCATCTTGTATACTTGCATATACAGGAACACTCTCATCTATCACAGGTTTTGATGGAGTCGCTGGCACTCCTATTCCTAGTTGTTCTAATAAGAAACTTCTATTCTGTGAGTGGTTGGGATTGTAAATCCCTTCCTCCAATCCTTCATCATCAACTTGTGGTGGAATAATCTTGGCAACTTCTTGTGTAGTTTGCACAGGCGTGTTTGAAAATATTTCTTCCTCAACTTGAGTTAATACAGGTGGTTCAATTTTATCTACAGTAGGTGCTACTTTTTCTTTATAACCTTGCTCCATTTCCTTTTTCTCTTTTAGTAATTTATCCATATCTAAAGTTTTCAACACCTCAATAATTTTATTATCCAAGTCAACTAAAAACTCTTCATATACTTTATCAGATATGCCTTTAATTTGCTTTTTAATTTCTTCCATTCTATCAGAATCTCCCGTTTGAAGTGACCTAAAATAATCAGCCATGAGTTGTTCTTTGTTCCTTATAACTTCTTCTAAGGCTTCTGATTTGCTAAGACACTCTTTATCTATTAAGTCATCTACATCCACCTTAGAATCTACCACAGGCTCTTGTGATACCTTCTCATATACCTCCACACCTTGCTTTTGCACCATGTAGTTGAAATCTGCATTAAGTTGATCTCCAACTTCTCTCTTTACTCTAATTTCCATTTTTACCCCTCCGTTTAATTAATTTATATATAGAGAGAAATGAATTCTCCCTACAATATCAACTAACTAAATCTCAAACTTAGAACCTCTTTTGAATTTAATAACTTCCTTTTGAGGTGTTACAATTTCCTTTCCATTTAATACACATCTTCTTTCAGCTTGTGTGTCTTTGTAAAATTTACCAAATCCAGCAAATGCAACCTCTTCATCTTTTGATACTGCTACAATTAGATTTAGAATATTATTCAAATATTGCTTTGCATCTTTCTTAGTTCCCCCATACGTTTTAACATATTCGTCTACAAAATCTTTTTTAATCATTTATTCCTCCCTAATTTTATTGTTATGAGTGTATTATATCATAGTTGTGAAAGTTTGTCAACTACTTTTTAATGTATTGTAAATCTACTAATAAATCATATATAAATTTCTTACCTTTTTCTGTCCATTGAGTATTCTTATATAAAGTTCCTATATCATTGGCATAGCTTTTTTCTTTGGTGTATTCAAGTCCCACATATGGTGCAGTCAATACCCATTGTCCACCAACCTTATATAAAACTTTCGCATCTTTTAATATTCTATTTAAAGAATTGTATTTTCATTTCTTTTCTCCTAGCCTTGCTATATCTTTAACTGTATTGTTATCTATAAGATAGTTTTCTAATTTATATTCTTTTCTTAATATAGAAACTTGAGTTCTCAAATCATTTATTTCTTTCATAAGTTTTATATTTTCTATAAAATCTGATTTTACTTTTAATTCATCATTGCTGTTTTTTAAAATATCATTCTCTTTTTTTAATTTTGAATTTTCATACATCATTTTTTCAAACTCTAATTTATATCTATCAGATTCTGATCTCATAATAGAACAACCCTCTTTTTCATATTTATATTGTATTTGCAACTCTTTAATTTCTTTAGACATTTCTAAAATTTGTTGTTGCGTTGCATTTTCTTTTAAATAATACCCCTTCTTTCTAATTGATGGTAATATTTCAGTAGCTATTTTAATTTGAAATTCTTTTGCTATATCAGAATTTGACTTCATGGCTAACATATAGAACATAGGCTCGGAAATCATACTATCCTTATTTATGGCTCTAGAGTTCCCAATAATACTACTTTCACCAAGCAGTTGGTGAAAATCACCCACATACTCTCTAACATTCCCCCACCTTACAGATTTATATATTTTGCCATTTATTGTCTGCTCTCTTTCAAATCCTAATCCTTTTGCAACATCCTCTAAATTTAAATAAATTACCTCATCCACTATTTCACTTCTAATACCTTTAATTTCTACTAACATTCTGTACCCCCTAATTTTATTATTTTCGACAAGTAGTTGGTGAAGCCTTGCCAATGATCTGATTTTAAATATACTTCTCTGTACCATTTTTGTCTGTCGATCATGTTATTTTATTCCTCCTTTTAATACCTCAAATTTAATTATATATAGATATTTTCCATCTATTTTTTTAGAAGCTTTAGTTTGTTCAATTTCTACATTTAATATATTTCTATCTTTTAATTTTGTAATTGCATTGTCTAATGCCCCAATTCTAAACGCTCCCATGTTTTTATATGATACGCCAAAAAAGTTTTGAATATATTCATAACCTACAGCACAAGTATTATTATTTCCTCTCCATAAATAATATAATTCATATAATCTAATTTGATGTCTAGTTAAATTATACCTTTTCCCATATATCCAAGGTGGTATAAACACAACGCTACCATCTTTTTTATTTTCTATATCTATTATTGCACTTATTATTAATGGAGCATCAATTAAAATATCAATATATTCTTTTTTATATTTATATTTTATTGTAGATAAAACTAAAGGCTTAGTACATTCTTTCTCATCATCGTGATATTTAATCCAAGCTTCACTTTGAATTTTATTAATAGCTTCATCAATATTATTAAAGTTTTTTGTATAATTTGGGTTATCGTGCATATATTCAAATACTTCCTCTATTGAACATCTTATACCTAGAACTTTTTGTTCTTTACCAAGTAATACCATTTTAGTTTCTATAAAATCATTAGTTTTTTTTGCTAAAGCCAATTTTCTGTTTTTGTAAAACTTATCCAATACGAATATCCCATATCTCACTTCTAATGGGTTTAATTTTATAGGTCTATCTAAGATTGCATCTTTTTTAAATGGTATTGCATCATATTTTTTTTTAGCCATGTTGCCCTCCTTAAAAATTAATATATATTCATTATAACACAATCATAAATAAAAGTCAAATACTTTCTAAGGTACTTTACTTTTGTGGAAATACCTTTACTTTCATTACTGGAAATACCTTTACTTTAAAACTGACTTCACCTTTACTTTCCACTAGAAACACCTTTACTTTCCTTTTAATAAATTCGCACTCTTATATATGGAGATTACAGGCTTTTAGCCATACAAGGAATTTCCTTAAGATACTCTTTAACATACTTAAACCTTTTAATATACTTAAACCTTTTTAACATATATCGTATATTATATAAATATAATATACTCTTGTCTAACGACACCCCGACCTAACCCCCACCTCCATCTCAAATTTTCCACTTGACATTTCCTCGCAGCTATGATACTATACTGACAGGTAGATGAATATGGTTAGACAAGTATACCGTTCTACGAATATTCTGAAAATTAAAATATGATACGATTTAAGCAATTTAATAGTCTGAGTGGTATAAGTTATAGGAAAGTTGTTTGAAATGTCTCTGTGGAGACGTGAGGGGTATTAGAATTGATATTAGAGGATGGTGAAGGATGGATTTAGTAGCAATGGAATTTGAAGGTAAGAAAATTAAATTCGAGCAAAGAGAAAATGGTTTATATTTAAATATTAACAGTATAGCCAATCGTACAACTATTGATAACTGGCGAAGAAGTGCCAATACAAGTAGGTATATTAAAGGTTTACAAAGCTACGCGAATTTTACGGAGGAGGAATTGATAACAACTTTAGCTGGTTCTCATAGTGGTACATGGATTCACGAGAAATTAATACTAAATTTTGCTAGGTACGTCTCGATTGATTTCGAATTATGGTGCGATGATGTGATTAGAAAGGTTTTAGAAGATGGATATTATGTCTCCAAAGATATAAATGAAAAGCAAATTGATAAATTAAAGCAAACCCTAAATTCTATGGAGCTAGAATTATTAAGAACTAAAAATTCTCTCCAAACTATGTATAGACAGAAAGAGGAATATAGATTGAGAATGGAAATGACAAAAGAGTACAAAGCTGACTATTATTCATTTGAGAGGGAATTACGTGATAGAAATGAAACTATTAAAAAGCAAAATGTAATGTTAGCACAAGCTAGATTGAAAATTAAAGAAATGGAGGGTGAGTGATGGAATTTATATTATTAGCAATGTGTTGTTTTACAGCTTTTATGCTTGGCAAATCACATGGAGGATTTAAAGGTTATACAGAAGGATATAAGGATGGCAAAGAATTAGGTAAACTTATAGGTAGGCATGAAGAAAGATATGGTGAGAAGTATGAATAATAATTTTATACTAGAGTGGAAATTATGATAGCATTGATTAAACATCTATTAAATATTAAAATTAAATATGGGAGGTAAAAAATGAAATATAAAATATTATTAGGTTTGATCGCATTATCAATCAATGCACAAGCTATGACAGTCCTCACACACTACACAGACAGCTCAGAGGGTGGCGTGTCAATAGAACAGTCAGCTATGTAATTAGATAAGCTTAAAATTGACGTAGGAGCTTCGTGGAATGAAATTAATGAGAGAAATTATAATAGAACTTTTCCTATCTATACTGTAGGCAGATATGAATTATCAGAAAATGCCTATGCTGTTGGCAGAGTTGGATTGACACTTAATGATGAATTTTCATATGATTCTAAATTCCTAGAAAGTGGAATTGGTTATAGATATGATAAGTTTATATATGAGTTATTGGTAAGTCATTCTCGTGGTGATAACCAATTAATGTTTAAATTTGGATATGAAATATAAGGAGGATTATATGATAGAAAAATTATATTTTCACAGAGGTAAAGATGAAAATTATGATATAATAGATAAGGCTGAGGAATTAGGATATGAATGTGCTAGTAATTTATCATATCTAGGCTATGAGATAGGTATGAAAGTTGAAATAAGCCCTAATGGTAAAATTAAAATATTACAACTAGAGGGCATAGATATTGCAGATAAAGAAATTTATATGAATGTGTAGGAGGTATTATGAGTAGAAAAATAAAAGACCTTTGCTTGCATACTCTCTACTTAAATAATTTAGATTATAAGGATATCAAATCAAAGATGACAGAAATGGGTGTTGAAAATATAATTCAACACCTTGAAGATTCCGACTATTTCGTATTTTGCTATAGGTATTATGATGGTGAATTAGTTGAAATATTTAGAAAAGGCAATGATTATTTTAGACGTATAGCAATAAATGAGTGGACAAATTGTGATATGGATGATATAATATTGGAGTGCAGAGAGGTGTTGGGAAATGTGGAATAAGAAACAAAAGAAGATATATGGCGAATATATCAAGTGGGAAGATAAAGATTTATTAAATGTGTATAAATCACTAATATCAGACCTAGAATATAATTATTCCACATCTCTTAGCAAGGAATTGGATGTTGTTGAGGAAATAATATTGAATAGAATGGAGGGGTAGTATGGAAAGAGTGAGTATAGAGGTGAAAGCTGTGCCATGTGCTGTGAGAGAGTTTGATGCAAGGGATTATGAACCTATTGAGACAATTTCATCTATATATTTAGGTGACAAGATAGCTGTGTTACATGCAGATGTTAAGGATTGTAAGATATATTTAAATGGTGAGTTAATATCATATGACGAATTTATGGATATGTATAATGAATATCTAAATAACATACCATTGCCTAATATAGGATTAGGATTAGGTGGGATGTAATGAAATTTAAAAAACCTAAACTCAAAGATAGGAAATATAAAAAGAAATTTGCATTTTTACAATGCGTGCGAAAGCACATTAATGTTTGAATAATCTCTTAAAATTTTGTGTATAAAACGCTTGACAACATACACAGTATATGATATAATAGTATTATGAATAATAATTATAGAACAACCAAAACAACTGTAAGCTTAATTAATTATCATTTTGTATTTTGTCCGAGATATAGAAGGAAAATATTCTTAATTCCTAAAGTAGAAGACAGATTCAAATTCTTAGTCAATTATATATGTAAAGAGATGGAAATTGAGGTCATAGCAATTGAATGTGATAAAGATCATACACATATGTTTTTAAATTGTCTTCCAACTTTAAGCCCATCAGATATTATGCAAAAGATAAAAGGGGTGACAAGTAGAGTTTTAAGAGAGGAATTTAACCAATTAAATAAAATGCCTAGCTTATGGACTAGAAGTTATTTTGTTTCTACGGCGGGCAATGTGTGTAGTGAAACTATTAAAAAATATGTGGAGAATCAAAAAAAACGATACTAACGATACTAAGGAGGTGAATATTTTGTCAAATTATATTTTAACATTTCAATTAGATACTGAAAAACATCAAGAAGACATTCTTAATAAAAGGTTAGAGATAAGTAGAAATATTTATAATTCTTGTCTAGGTGAATTATATAAAAGATATAATCATATGAGAGAGTCTAAAGAATATAGAAAAGTAATAAAAATGGTTAAAGGTAAAGATAGAAATAAACAATTTAACGAATTAAATAAAAAATATGGTTTAACAGAATATTCACTTCATAAGTATGTCAAACCAATGCAAAAACATTTTAAAGGCAATATAGATAGTTTCACATCACAAAAAATAGCCACTAGATGTTTTAATGCCTTTCAAAAATTAATGTTTCATCAATCTAATAGGGTATATTTTAAAAAACATGGCGAAATGAATAGTGTTGAAGGGAAATCTAATAAAACAGGAATTAAATTTAAAGAAGATAAATTAATCTGGAATGGATTAGATATAAATGCAATCATAAAAAAGAATGATGAATACGCACAAATTGCACTTAGAGATAAAATCAAATATTGTAGAATAGTAAGAAAATTCATTAGAGGTAAATATAAATATTATATTCAACTAGTTTTAGAAGGTGTTCCTCCTATGAAAGTAAATGAAGAAACAGGAGAGATAAAAAATAGCATAGGAATTGGAAATGTAGGTCTTGACATTGGTACTCAAACTATTGCAATATCAAGTAAATATGATGTAAAACTTTTAGAATTATGTCCAGAAATTAATAATATAGAGAAAGAAAAATGTAGATTGCAACGCAAGCTAGATAGACAACGCAGAGCGAATAATCTTAATAATTATAACGATAATGGAACTGTTGAACGTGGTATTAAACTAAAATGGCATAAATCTAATAGGTATATTAATACTCAAAATGAATTAAAAGAAATTCAACGAAAACAAGCTGATATTAGAAAACAAAGTCATAATAAGTTAGCAAACTATATTCTTTCGTTAGGTGACAATGTTTTAGTAGAAACTATGAATTATAAAGGACTTCAAAAAAGATCTAAAAAAACTACTATTAATAAAAAAGGTAAGTTTAACAAAAAGAAACGTTTTGGAAAATCATTAGCAAATAAAGCACCTTCTATGTTTTTAACTATATTGGATAATAAATTGAAGTGGAATGATACTCAATTATATAAAATAGATACTTTTAAAGTAAAAGCAAGTCAATATAATCATATAGAAGACAAATATATTAAAAAGAAATTATCTGAAAGATGGAATAATTTTGGAGATTTTAAAATACAAAGAGATTTATATTCATCTTATATAATTCAAAATGTCATTGGTAAGAAATTAGATAAAATTGATAGAGATAGTATGATTAAAGATTTTGATAAGTTCAAAGAAATGCATGATAAAGAAATAATTAATATTAGAAACAATGGAAGTAAATTAATATCAAGTATGGGAATGTAAGAAATGAAAATATAAAAGGTTTTGATATGAGCCTTATACTATCGTTAATTTGTCAATTGTGACAATTGGTAGTGAAAGTCTTAGAGAAATTAATTAGTTTTTATATGTTGTAGGCGTAAGCAATTATATATTGTATATAGTGTGAGTCTTATATTGAGAGTATAAAAGAAGTTAATGTATCTAAGAACCCCATGCCTTTAGGCGTGGGAGTATCAGACAGTGTAACTTTTGGATGTGCTTTTGTGATTGTAGATTATCACTCTAAAGAGGCTTATGCTGAATTAATATATGATAAATATAATGATGAAAGATATAATCATTAAATAGGGGTGGGTATGAATAAGTATACTGATGAACAATTGGCAATAATAAATAGCAATGAACCTGTTATAATCGGAGAGGCTACTGCTGGATCGGGCAAGAGCATGACTGCCGTTGGCTTCGCAGAAAAAAGAAAAGATAAAAAAATATTATATTGTGTATTTAATTCTAGCATGAAAAAGGAGGCTGAACGTGATTTTAAACATCTTCCTAATGTGACAGTTAAAACCACACATGGTTTAGCATATGCTAAGTTTGGGAATAAATATAAGAATAAATTACTAAAAGGTAATTATAGGGTAGCGGATGTTATAAAAGATTTAAGACTAGGTAAGAAGGATTTTGAGTTTGCTAGTCAAATATTAGATATGTATAATTTTTATATCATATCAGACTTTATTACGATAGAAGAGTGTATTGAGGTTAGATATCCTCACGACATTCCATTTAGGCGGAATTTAATAAAGTATGTTAATAAATTATGGAAGAAAAAAGAAGATATAAATAGCGGTGTAGGAATTGAGCATAATTTTTATCTTAAATTGTATCAATTATCAAAGCCCGATTTAGGGGAGGAATATGAAATAGTGACATTAGATGAGTGTATTACTGGAAAGCATTGTGTTAAGACAAATAAAGGCGATTATAGAATAAAAAGATTATATGAAATGTATATAAAAGAAGAAGAATTGCCACTTATTAAAAGCTTTAATTTAGAAAAAGAAGATTACGAATATAAAAAAATGACATATGCTATGGAAAGTAAAAATAGAGATGTGTTTTTATTAAAAACTGAGGGTTTAAATAAAATAATATGTACGGCTAACCATCCTGTTTTAACTACTAGGGGATATGTGAAACTACAGGATTTAATTGTTGGAGAAGATATTATATTATTAGATTCACCCGAAAAACAGAAAACTAAAATGATATTAAATGACGATCAATATCAAATGATGATAGGTTCTTATTTAGGTGATGGACATTTAAATAAGAGGAGCAAATATAATACATATAGAATAAAATTCACACAAGGAGAAAAGCAAAAAGAATATCTAGAAATGAAATCAAAAGTTTTTGGTATTGATAAAATAGGAAATATAAAAAGTGGATATACTGGAAAGATGAGCATATGGCAATCTGGCAATTCAAACACATTCATATTAGATAAAAATATTGATGATTGTATTAGAGATATGGATGAAAGAGCTTTGGCTATATGGTATATGGATGATGGTAGTATAAACACAAGAAAAACTCACGCTGTAATACATTCTAATAATTTCACTAAAGAAGAGAATGAAATATTACAGCAAATATTATTTGATAATTTTGGGTTAGAATGTAGTATTAGAAAAAGTAGGGAATATTATGAATTAACATTTAATAAGGAAAATACGAAAAAGTTATTAAAATTAACAGCTAAGTATATGCACAAGGATTTAGAATATAAAAATCCGTATTATACAAATCCATATGAATGGAATTGTGAATTTAAAAAGTATGGTGGCAATGTTATAACTTGTATTGAATATGTTGGAAAAGAAGATGTTTATGATATAGAGGTAGAAGGTAATCATAATTTTATGTCATCTATATCATATAATTCTACTGGAATAATAACTCATAACTGCCAAGATTCGGGTAGGATCCCGATAGAATTATTCAATAATGCTACATGTGAACAAAAGTTATGTTTAGGGGATTCTCGCCAACAGATTTATTCTTGGAATGGCGCAAAGAACGCCCTCAACAGGATTGAAGGTGTCAGATATGCTTTGTCTAATTCGTTTAGAGTTGGACAGAGAACTGCTGAAATATGTAACTATATCTACAAAGAATTTCTCAACGAGGATTTAGATATGAAAGGTTTAAATAAAAATCATAACATATACTCTCACAAAAGCCTTGACATCCATTCTAAGAGTGGTATAACAGTCATCTGTAGGAGAAACTCAACTGTGCTTGCAAATGCTCTAGAATCGGCTGAGAGAGGTCGTAGAATCTATTTCATAGGCGGTATTAGAGGGTACAAATTAGATTTATATAGATCGGCATATTATTTTATGGTGACAGGAAAAACAAAAGAGCCAATGCTATCCAAATTCTCATCATGGAAGGAGATGGTAGAGTGTGCAGATGAAACGGATGATGTTGAGCTTAACACTTTAATTAGCATTGTTAAAACTTATAACAAGAGAATACCCGATGGCGTGGAGAGAATTAAAGAATATACTGTTAATAAAATGAGTGAGGCAGATATAATACTCACCACAGCTCATAAGTCTAAAGGCTTGACTATTATGGGAGAGGGTGTGGTATTAGAAAAAGATTTAATTAACCTATGTGAGTTAAAGGAGGCTATTACATCTATGGCATATAGTGGTGATTTAGAAAATGCTATGAAGCACCTTGAAAGCCATAGAGAAGAATTGAATTTACTATATGTAGCACTCACTAGGTCAAAGACAAATCTGTATTTAAATGATGATATTATACAATATTTGAGGGATTGAGTTTTGTCACTACTGAATCGGTATCTATATATGTGAGTCGACTGAGTTGACTCCTCATCTCTCTTTTTCATATATCCTTTTTAAATCGCTTGGGGTAGCTAGCGTAAAAGGATTTATATATTCTAGCTACCCAATTGAATCAACAAATGATAGACTTGGGATTAGCAAAATATGCAGAATATTAATAACTAAATATTAAAGCAATGGTCGAGTTTATTGCTCGGCTATTTTTATTTAAAAAAATGTGAAATTATTAACAAGAACTAAAGGAGGATATATGGCTAGTAAACTAAGTAGAAGTAAAGCATCAGAAAGAAAATATCAGAAATTTTATCTTAGCAAAGATGAAGTTCCCGAAAGTAATATTGCGCCACTAATTATTTATCAACAACCCGACAATCCACTCACTATCAATGGGCTGAGAGGTATCAATTATCAAGCGGTATCAAAGGAAAAGTTAGTACACAATCTAGTATATCAATGGCATGTGGAAGAAGCTCTCAGAAGGGAAATGGCACACGAGAGAATACGTAGTAATATATTAGCTAGGAGAATGATTGAGAATGGCTTGTCGGCAGAGCTAGAGCTTGATGAGATTAAGGAATATGAACAATCCTTTGCTACATCCATACAGGATAGTATTGATATGGTAATGGAAAAAGCTCCTAGAGATATTCGTGAAGAAATTCTCATAAGAGTGAAAAATGAAATGGCAAAGGTATCTATGGAAATCAAGCAAGACTATGAATATAATTTATTCAGAATTGATACACAATTAGCATACTTGGATTCACTTATGGCAGATGTAATTAATGCACAGGATAGAAGGATTGCATTGAAAGACAAGACTAGTATAATGCAAAGGCTTGCTAAAGAGCAAAGAGAAGCTATCAAAATGAAGAAGGAAATACTGCAAGATATGGGTACTAATTTGAAAGAATTAGGTAAGAGTAAGGAAATTAAGGATGATAGAATTGGAGGGGAGGAAGTTAAGAAGTATGGTAAAGTGAATCTATCTTCTCTAAGAGGTGATAATTAATGTTGGATTTATCACTATCTAGGGAAGAAATAGAGCAACTCAAATCTATTGAAGTGTTGATAGAAGAGGTTAAGTCTACAGAAGATGCAGATGATTTGATTAAAACTTTAGCTAGTAAACATAATATAGTAAAGTCATATCTGAGTGATTTAAGATTGAGTAATATGCCAGAGAAGGATGTTGAATATGTAAAAAATGTCAATGCTAGAGTGTGGGGTATATTAGAACC